AATCAATTTTATCAATGTATGTATCCCCCGCTGAACTAGCACTTATAGTTGATACATTATTTGGCAATTGAATCGGTGCAACTGAACATCCACCAAGAATTGAAACCAAACCCAATAAAATAATCTTTTTCATGAAATTACCCATCATTTTTTAATGGATAAAATTTAACAGGTGAGAAATAAAAAAGCCACTCAATCGAGTGGCTTCTCTATTTTAAGCATGTAGTAGCTTTTCAGCACCAGCGGCCAAAAATGCAGATCGGGTTTTAAATCTTTTATCCTTACCAACATTATCATCAATCTTCCGAATTAATCGGCTTGGCAAAGTAACATTGATTTTTTCTGGCTTACCTAAATAACGACTAACATCAACTTCAGTAACTGCCCAGATCATTCCTTTATAGTCGGTATCATCTAGAAACTTACCTACTTCAGATGCTAAAGGAATTTCCTCACCATCTTCAGCTAGGATTTCTAAATGACCAGAAATAGCCTCTTTTACGTTCTCGATAGCTTCCTCTAATGTGTCGCCAGCACTAAAACAACCTGGAATATCAGGAACAGTGACACCAAATGCTTCGGTATCTGATCCTCGTTCAATTGCAATTGGATATAACATCTCAACACTCCATGCCCTTGGCATAAACATATCGCCCACTGCGTTATGGTTAGTTGTAAAGGGCAGATATTTAAAGTCAGGAAACAGCGGGTCAATTTAGACCCGCTTGCTTCAAAATGCTTTTAACAGTTCCGTTTGGTAAATCTTTTTTAGGATGCGGGATTGTAACTAACCCCTTTTTGGTTGGGTGTTTGAAGTGATGATGACTTCCTGTAACCCTAACCTCATACCAACCGTCTGCTTCAATCATTTTGATTAAATCCAGACTTTTCACACCATTCCCTTCTTAACTTGATGAAGCAATTATAACCCTAGAGTTATTTTAAGTAAATACCTCTAGGGTTATTTTTTAATAGGCTGCTTCATTTTTTTGTGAGAATCATCCAGAAAAATATTATCCATCACAAAAATACAGTCGTTAAAAATATCTCTATCGACTGGCAGTTCATAATGATCACAATATGCAGATATGGATGAAATATCCAAAGCTAGAGGAATGCCTTGCTCATAACGTCTTGAGCGCGAAATAACGTTATACGCCGATAAAATTGCATGTGAGGTAAATGAATATTCAGGCTTCTGAAATTCTTCTGGTTTCTTCAAATTTAAGGCTTGGGCGATTGCCGTTTGCTTCTGGTTGTAGTCGCTCGCTTCTTGTTCTGAGTTGAACTTTGACCAGTTGTAGAGCTTGAGGACTTTCCCACCACTTCATCCTTGTAAGAATCCGCCTCTTTTTGGATAGTTTCGGCTTCTTGTCTGATATAAAGCCATATTGAAACACCAATATCCCCCATATTTAAAAGCTTAGTTGCATTCTCGGGTGAATATTCTGGCTCTGTTACGACAATCTCTTTTTCGGCATTCTCCTCCTCAAAAACGACACCTTTCCAGTCCTCAATTAGGTGACATGCAGCTGCTTCTAAAAGTAGCTCATGATAAAGCTTATCTTCTTTTGAAGCCTTACTGACATCATAACCTTTAGAGGTGATTTGGTTATTTGCTCGTTCAAGGGCCACCTGATATGGCTTATATGAGATACCACGAATTTTAAATTCAGCTAATACATTTCCTTCCTTATCAACATATTCCCGCCATTTACTAACTGTTTTACTAGTCTGAATGCTTACTTTTAAAGCCATGTTTAACTCCAAAAAAAGCAGCCATAAAGGCTGCTATCAGATTAATTAAGGTGCAGGAACAACTGCTGGTGTACGGGTAATCGTTGGGGCAATTTCCACAACTTTATATTCAAAAGAAGCATTTAAAAGATCAGCAGTACCACCACTAGGTAACGGAGCGGTAATTTCCGCTTTAGGGATAAAGATTTCATATTTATTTCCATCTACATCAGTGATTGGAACTTTTAAAGAAATCGTTTTATTAGTGAATTGCTTTTCATACATATCAGATGTGTTACGTGACCAAGCTGCCGTAAATGATCCTGTACCATTGGCAAGCATTTCTAAAATTGCACGTGCATCGATCCCCCCGCCCAAACAACGTTGGAGTTGCATCGTATTATCCCAATTAAAAGTGAAGGCAGTCAGGCATGAAATTCCCGCCTGAGAAACGCCGTCAATTAAAATATCACCTACCGAAACATTCGATAGTTTAGGGCTATTATCAGCGGCCGTAATTGTTCCAGCTGGAGCAGTAGAAAAGTTTGTGCGACCAAGGGCCATTAGGCCGAAGGTCATTGTAATTAATCCAGCCTCAGGAATATCAATTCCAAATGTATTTACATGGCACCCACGAAAAACATGGTAGTCATTTACATCATCAAAGCCACGTAAAACAGAGAAGGTTTGGCGAAGAGTTCCACCAAAAGTTAAAACATTAGATGACCAGTTGTTAAAAGCTGCTGCGGCCATCAGGTCTTGAACTAAAGGGCTATATTTTGCTTCGCATTTTAATTCACCGGCATACTCTGCACCGGTAATCATTGACGCACGTGCAATACGTCCACTGGTAATTGAATTTGAGTCTTCCTTTGTTACTGTTGCATCTAAGCCATTTTCAGTAAATTCAAAGGTAGTACGTGCAAAAGGTGAAGGCGTTGTACCAATCGTTGTTTCTTTTGCAATTTGTGTTATCTGACGTGCACCACTCGACATGGCTTTATACTCCTAACGTTAGGCATAAAAAAAGCCACCCGAAGGTGGCCGTTAAATTTTTGGCGAAAATAAACCGCCAAACGGCGGTAATTTATTTAAAGTTTTAGGTCAATCATCTAATTCAACACTTACTCCAGTGACAATATTGTGCTTTGTTCCTCCAAGACTATGAACATTGGCCAAACGGATATTTACATCAGAAACACATAACTTGTTATCCAGTTGCCATTTATCTAGCACCGTACCCATTACAGCTTCTAAATGTCGTTCGAGTTCTTGACGTTTAATTTCAATTTCTTCTAGAGTCAGCATGCATGACATATCAATTCACCGTAAAAGCAACTGTCACATTGTACTGTATGAAATCAGCATCTTTACCCGCATCAATCGCTTGACCTTGCCAGAATTTCAAATGCTCAATACTGAACCATTCAAAATGAGCAAGCAAAGCCTCACTAAGTTTCGTTATTTCCATGTCACCAGTATTAATCCTTGCAAAACATTGAATTAAAATATTGCCGGTACGGCGTATAGTTGGATCATCAGCAAGGCCTGCGATATAACTTGCACCAAATTTAATAGTCAAGCTACACCACAAACCTTTAATTGGAACTGTAAAGCCTGGCTGATTGGAATACTTAATTCTTTCCTGAGAAATACCTTTAAAAGCCTCCATACGGCCTACTATGGCAAGCCTTGCTTCCTCTAAAGTCATTGCCATCTTAACCACCATATTTTTGAGTAATATAAGTGAATGTAGTGCTGTAAATACCAAGAGGTGCTTGATCTGACCAACCATCTTCTAAACGTTCTGCGTAGGCTTTGTTGTTTTGGATATAAACTAAGTTTCCAAGCTTAAACTTAATGGCTTGAATTGCTGCATCCTGAACGGCGTTGGTTTCAGGTCCACGTACACCATAATCAGCAGATCCAATCGAAACAACATGTGAAGCTCGGTAAGCTCCAGTATCAACGGGACTTGAAACAACCAGTGATTGAACTGTATCCATAGTAATTTTCTTAACTTGGTCTTCAGCATTTTTTACGACATCTAAACTGAAACTAGTCGGCTTTTTTCCCGTCCACCCCATTGCCTTTATCCTCACTTGCTTCGAACATTTCAAATAAGTCTTGAGCAATCGATTGAATTGAATAAGCTTCAAACTCAACACTTGGCTCGCGCTCACCCATTCTTCGTTTTACTATTTGCCAGATATGAACAGCTTCATGTAAAAGCAGTCCATAAACTTGCAGTAGGTCCTTATCTGCCGTATCACCAATTTGTACGATTGCATAAGCGCCGTCTGAATAAGAACTAACCTGAGCATCTGCCCCCATATCTAAAAATTGATCAGCTTTGCCCATATCTTCAAATAACAAATCCATATGTATTTGATTTCTAGCAAGCGTGTACTACACATGTTGGAATGGTGAGATATACCACTCTGGTACATAATCTGTACTTATCATCTAAACTCCAAAATTGCGCCCATAAAAAAACCGCCTGATTGGCGGTATTTTTTAATTTGGTTTTACTTCAGCTAATAACTTTCCAAGCTTATCTTTTACATCCTCTATATCTGGTACATTTCCAGACCGAAGATCATTTCCAAAATCATTAACTGCCCTTAGAAGAGCATATAAAATAAAACGGCTTGTATTAACGACAAAAAAACTTGGATCATTAAATTCTGGATTTATATCATCTTGATGTTTCAAATTATCTAAAAAAAATAATTGTCTAAAAACTTTCTGATTGACGATGTCACGCGAAATAGATGAATGATTATGAAGCATTCCATTTCTTGATGCCCATATCTCTTCAGGCGTTATTTGGGGGTAATACTTGATAAAATACTTTTTCACCCAAGATTTAAAATAAACATTAACTTGACTTTCGGAACCACTAATTAGCCAAGCGAGCTGATCAATTAAAATATAAGTACAATATTTTGCTTGAGCGTCAAATTGATTGTCATATAAAAGCTTTATCCCATTTAAAGATTGCTGAATATGTCGATCAAAATTACTTAAATCAATAGTTTGTGTCATGTTTAATATTAACTTTTATAAAAAATCAAAATATTAATATAACAAAGAAGCTTCATAAACACTTAAACTTTCCTCAACTGACATTTCCAAATAGTTGCAGCTGGATCCTGTTTAATATGAATTACCCGGAATGAACCTAAGGATGTTAACCATTCATCATCAATTATTGGCTCTTTGGTAATTTCATTCTGTAGCACAATAGCTTTTTTATCCGTTGCCAATACTCCAAGTGTTTGGATCTCATATTGACTGTAAGAGCCAAACAGAACACCACGCCCTTCATAATGTTCAACAACGTCTTCTGAAGTATTTGTTTTAGGGTTCCAGTTGGAACTAACAACCCTGTCACATGTAAAGGTATGAACGGCGTCCGCTAAATCATCATTAAATGCTTCGGTAATATCTGCCTGAATTTCGTCACGTAAGCCCATTAGATTTTCCTAACAAAAAATACAGCTTTTCGTTTGCTGTAAGGCTTAATCAAATCAAGAATGAATTGCTCAATCGCACTAAGCTTTACTGATCCGTCCTGATATTCCTTTTCAGTTTCAACCGTATCAGCTTTGACTTTCTTACGTTTTAGTGCCTGTTCCTGCCCTTGATATAGATCACCTTTCATAATGCCCTTGATGATTTGATAAGAGGCCGTTTTTAAAGGTTCAGGTACTTGGGTAGCATCTTCATAAGGCTTAACGTTACGTGCTAATAGATATGCTTCGGCCATTTGAAGGTATTGAGCCTTATCACTGGCAGATAAAGCATCAAAGCCTGCAACACGTTCAATTGCTTCTTGTTCAGTGATAAAGCTCATGGATTATTCCTTTGGAATTAATGCTAAAAGTTCATCTTTTTTAGCGCCTGGTTCAAATGCAATGCCTTTTTCAGTTAGTACAGCTCGAAGCTCATCAACTTTAAGTCCGGCATAATTAATAGACTGCACCTGGTCATCACCAGGGTTTTGGTTACCTTGATCTTGCTGATTTTCGCCATCTGGCGTTTGTTTTCCTTCACCCAATTCAAGCTCAGCAATACGTGCTTTCATTGCCTCAGGATCATTTTGGAAGGCAATAAATTCGCCCTTTACTGTTGCCAGTTGTTCTTCGAGTTCAGCAATTTTTGTTTCTGTCATTTGTTGTCTTTCCCGTGCACGGTTAAATGATGAAAGTCCCATTTGAGGATCTCCAAAAAATAAGGCGGGATAGCCCGCCTATTAGTTATTTGATCTTGTGCTTGAATGCCACAATACGGATCTGTTTAGGATCGTAAACACGTTCCCAGTTTGCAGCTGTAGCAAGACCGGCATTATTAGGAGCAATACCTGTATCACCTGCCCATTTAATGCCACGAGGATGTAGTACAAAGTGACGGCGGTTAATAAGAATGTCAGTACCCGCTAAACTGTCACGGTCAGTCTCTACACCAACTGGTGCCCCAATATCTTGGAAACCAATTGCACCTTGACCAAACAGGAATGAAGTAAAGACATCACCTTCAACGGGCATACCATCATCAACGATCACACGACGGTCCATAAAGGTTTTGTAGAGAACCACACCATCAGCATCTCGAACAGTTTCGATTAAGCCTTGCTTAGCTAAAGCCGCCATGGTTGCCGAGTGCATTGCAATAGCCGTTAATTTATCTACGGCATCACCCAACTTATAAGAAGCATCAACAAAAGATACGCCATCAATTACAGCTGCAGCTCCAGTTCCAGCCGAAATATCATGTGTATTACCTGCCATGCTGGCTGCCCCAAATACACCTTTAAGGGTATTTACGGTAAAACCTTGAAACTCACGCGACCAGTAATCTGCCACCAGATCACCAACCGCACCAAGTGGATCGTCACCAGATAATGCTTTAGCCAAATCATTAGCGCCCCATGCTTTACCACGTGCATGAAGAATCGCAATGTCCTTGCCTGAAGTGATGTTATTTACAGATAAAGGTTTTGAATCTGAAAGTACTTCTGACTCACCGCTTAAATCATTCCAGAATGGGATATTTACAGTAGTACCACCCTCTGTTCCGAAAGCTACATCTACATCTAAATCTCCAACAATGCCAGACTGCCATAATGCAGACTTTTCGGCAGTTTTATTTAATACGTACGGAGTGAATAACTCGGGTACGATTACATCAGCAATTTTTGTGTCGCCCATTAGGCTTTACTCCTTAAAGTTTAATACCGTGTTTTGCCGCTAGCTCTTTAGCTAGTTGCGGATTTTCATTTCGTAATTGCGCTAATTTGGTCATATTTACCGAGCCATCGGCTTTGAGAATGTCTGGCTGACCTTTTGAATTGTTACTACCTGGTGCGCCCATACCATTTGGTTTTGGCCAGAAATACGGTTTTTGCTCACGTAGAGACTCAACCCACTCTTTTGGCGATAATGCTGTTTGGCCATCTTTGCCGATGACCACATCCCCTTTTTCATCAACTGCCACAGCTTTGCCATTTTCATCTAATGCGAACTTTGACTGAGCTAAAAAGGCAATATCGGCAGTAGCTTCAGGCAATGCTTCAAGCTCAACAGCAGCCTGTACAATTTGACTCTGAATCACTGATTGCTTGAACTTTTGAGCATAAGCTTCGGCTTTATCAGCACGTTCTTTTTCGGCTTTCAGTAACTTTTCATGTTCTTCACGCATCTTCTCGGTGCGCTTTTGAATCACTTCATTAACTTTGCCGTCTGCGATTAATTTGGCCTCTTCATCTTGGTCAAGTTGGGCAAAGACTTTCTTAACAATTTCAGGATCAATTCCCTCAAATTGTTTTTGAAGTTCCTGAAGTTGTCGATTTGCAGTTCTTGCAGCCTCACGCTCGCTTTGAAGTGCAGATTTCAAACCTTTTGGATCTTCATAGCCTTCTAGATCAAGGCGAAACTTCCCGTTTTCCTCGACATATAAAGCTCGGTGTTCTTCTTTGATTGCATCAAGTGAATCAACAATAAATGGCAATGACATGTTCAAACCTCTCGTTTGATTTGGGTAAAGCCTTATCTCAAGGCATTAAAAAGCGCCCCTAAGGACGCTAAATTTCGATTGAAAACTTAGTAATTTGTTGCAAATAAACGGTAGCCTTCTAGCTCCCAAAGTTTATTTTCAGCTGACTTTTCTGCATTTCCACGAGCCATACGCTCACCAATTTCAGCATCAAAGTTTTCAGCATTCACACATGCACTAAAACCCACAAAAGTAGATGTCGTGCCACCGGGGCGTTGCTCAACCGTATATGTAACACGCTCCATCAATGAATCAATTTGCGCTTTAGTTACTCGGGGTGCCACAGACTTTTCAGCTAACTCTTGCTCTGTTACTTCTTTGATCATTTTCTTCTCACAAAAAAAGCACCCGAAGGCGCTAAGGTTAAAAATTAAGTTCTAATTGATGAGTGCAATTGCTTTTAATCTTTCAAAAGTAAAACCGTAAATTGCCATGGCTCTTGAAATATTAATTTGAAGAAATGGCACCAGAATTAATTTTGTGCTCAGAATATATTGAGCATCTGACATAGTGATTTGCTTTTCAGACATTTGTAATACCTTTCGCTACATTTCCTTTGTTTGATTTGGCCTTGGTGCATCACTCACTAAGCGAACACCATGAGCACCATATGCTTCAAAAGTTACAGTAATTGTTGCGGGTCCATTTAAGGCATCAGAATTCATCTGTACTGCTCTTTGTCCAGCTAGAGGTTGTCCAGTTTCTTCATCACAAATAACCAGATAACCTTTCAAAGTAGGGTGACGCTTTAGCACTAAATGTCTTGACTCACTCATAAGCCCAACTCCTTAAAGGTTTGCTCATCCAACTTTCGAAGTTGGTCCAATGTATATAACCGCCCCTCTGGATCGAAGAACTTATCAAAATCAAATTTTCCTTCCTTATAGAGCTTGTAACGTTTCGGCCCCAACCATTCTCTTTGAAAGAAATCATCTGTCTTCTTGAAGAACTCTCTAAACGTAGTATTGGCATCTAGCTGCCCTATTAACTGGCTACGCTCTTCTTTCGGGATGTCTTTAACTCGACGTTCATCCATTACAAATGGACGTTCGCCAACAAGTTGGCCGTCTTTCTCGACTGGTACCAAAATACTGCGACAGTTAGGATGCAACGGCGGTACCCGCTTTGCCGGATCGTTTATTTCCCAAACTGAACCATCCAAAGATGCACAAAGTTTTGATGTCCTTCCGTCCAGCGTTGCGACCAATCGAACATATTCAAAGCCAATCTGATTGAAACTATTTAGATATGCTTGATTGGCCACATGACTACGAACTGTTCTCACCGTACGGTCGATATCAGACTTAGTGCTAGTTAAAAGGCCATCTTCATAATTGAGCTTTTTAGTACCACGAATACGCTGGACAATTTCCTGATTACTTTTGCCTGAGCTAATACCATCTCGAATTGCATATTCGACCTTTTGACGTGCGCTTTCAGCAATCTTACTTAAAAGATCATCTACAAGAGCTCCACCAACTAAAGGAACCTTCTTAACAGCAGTAAACAGCTTTTCACCATTAGGTTTCTTAATCTTGCCGCCATATAACTTAGCTGTGTAATTAGCTTCATATACAGCCATTGCAGTTGCTGAAACTGCAAATGCTTCAGGCAATGAAGAAGTTAGACTTGTATGCCAGCCAGAAATTAAGTCTCGTATCTCCTTGAGGTTGGCAGTAGTGTAAAGACCTGCTGCAAGAGCTGCTTTTTCGGAATCATTTAACTCATCCAACAAATCCCGAAGCTTTGCCAGCATTAAAGCTGACTCTTCATTAAAGATTGTTAGTAATTCATTAACTGATTGAGATGAAGCCCGGTACAAATATGCTTGATGTTGAGTTAATACCTCGAGCAATGATTTATCTTCTTTTGAAGGCATTTCTCACCTCTACAAAGGCATGTTGTTCCGTTCGGTCTCAACTCGCTTCAGTTCTTCCTGAAAATCATGCGCAGGTAACTTACCAGTAGCGATGTATTCCCAATAAGTTTGGAATGAGTTCTTTCCAGCTATGGCACCTTCATAAAGCTGCTTAGCAAGATTGATGTCGTATTGCTGAACAATAAACTCAGGCTCAACCGTAAAAGAGTATTTAGATGGATCTAGCTTTAACCATTGGGCTGCATATTTGATTGCTTGCTCAATAGCAGCAGCTGCACAAGTTACAATACTATGTAGGCTTGCTTGTTGGTCATCCTGACGGGCACGGCGCGCTTCGCCCGACTCTTGTGAGTTGGGATCAAGAACCTTTGCTCCAGCTTCAAGAGCCGCATTCTTTTGTGCATCCATCTCATGCTTTGTGAGTTCAATACCATTACCTGAAATTTCTAAATAACCACATTGTGAATCTTTGGGTAGGCTCCAGACAGCCATTACACCAGTTACGCTAAGATCGGGATCTTCATCATCAATGCCATTAATCCATGGCTGAGGGTGCGCTGTATGGTGAAGTGACTGAAAATAATCAGCACTGAGCTGGAAATACTTCAAAGCAGCTTTAGCCATTGTCAAAAGTGGGACTGTACCGACATCTGGTGAATTATCAGTGGTGCCGCAAAAAACAAATGGTGTAAAAGAAAGCAGATTACCGCCTAGACCAGGTGTTTTATCTTCTTCCTTAGAACCATCAAATAAACGTACTGATAAAGCGCCATCTGTCATAGATAAAACACGATGAACCGTCTTTGTATTGTGGCCAAACTCATCCTCACTATTATCAAATTGCTCCTCAAGTACTAATAGCTTTAGATCTTTGCGGCCACCAATGCTGTTTTCCTTCCAGTTTATGATGGATAGGGCATCGTAAAGCGCGAAATAAGGCACGCCATTAGCATCGACATCAACCAGCAACCCACAGCGACCATATTCCAATAACTCTAAGCAAATTCGGATAAAGAGTTGTTTAAGACCAAATCCGTCATTGGTTGCATTAGTGATAAGTGTTTTTAGCAAACTGCTATCAATGACGATATTTGGCTCAAGCTTTGAAACCAAACCAATCATCGTACGAAGTGAATCTTGAACCCATAATGGATACTGGGCACGGCTTAGATAAGCTTTATAAATTTCTCCAGCTGTATCCCCCTGTTTTTCCGCTTCAATCATGCCAGCCGATTTAGCTAGGTACTTTGTCCGTGCCTGTTTGATCTGCTCTTCACCGGCAACGGCGTCGCGCATAATCTGCCAGCTTTTTTGAGCAGCAATATACTGCGGATGTTTATCAGTAACTGCCATAAAAACACCAATAAAAAAGCACCGATAAAGGTGCGTTGTTTAAGACATCCCGCGAATCCTACGTACTCCAACAGATTTTTTGTCGATCGGGAATAAATAAGCGATTGGATAGGTTCCTGCATCATTCATATGGTCAAAGCCGGCACTCTTATCAGGTTGGCCATAATCGTCATAAATTTGTCGCTCTAAGCATTTAGCAAAGTGCGGACATTTTGTAACGTTCACAAATAACCTACGCTCAGAGAAAGTGTTGCAAAGCATGCCATTCATGGAATTGATACGGTCTTTAACCGCAGGATTTTTAGAATTCACATGAACTTTAAATCCTGCTTTCCTAAGCAAAGCTAGATCCGTTTCACTTGCATTGCTTGACTTACGATTCTCACCTGAAGCATCGGGATAAATAGCTATTTCATATTTTGGATATCGTTCCTGTATCGCTTCAATCATTGCAGGGGTATCAAAGAGATTTACAAACTCATCGACAGCATGCATCTGCTCACCACGGCGAACATACACAACAGCAGCCATTTTGGTTACGTTGAAATCCATCCCGATATGAAGCACATCATTTACTTGAACTGTTTCAGTAGATGCACTTAATAAGCGATTAAAGCAATAGAAAATGACACCTTGGTAACTTTCAAAACTTGCCTCATATTCCTGGCTAAATGTCTTCGGATCCATCTTGCGTTTAGCAACAATGATCTCAGACTCAGGAATATTCCCACCCTGAAGCGATGTATAAGAAAAGCTTTTACAATCCGGTTCATGCCCCGGCTGACCGTCCATGAACGTGTCATAACAGTGGTTGAAGCCTTTAGGTGTTCCGATCCTTAAAACATGACCACCAACCCTCTGTTCGCCGTTGACAACATATTTACATGTTGAAAGCATCGGGCGAAGTACTTCTTCCCATGCCGCCCATTTACAATCGGCCCATTCATCAATAATTAAGAAAAATAAACCAGATCCACGAAGATCATCATAATTGTCTAGACCTACGACACGAATTACATGGCCACTTCTTAAAGTGATTGAGCATTCAGTTTCATTTGGTTTACCAGCTCGCCATGAGGCTGGAATAGCCTGCTTTAATCGCTTCCAGAAAACCCGCTTTGCTTGCTTAAATGTTGGAGCGGCGTACCAAATTTCATCTTCGACGGAAACATTCCATTTAGCCGCAAGTCTTGCAGCTCTACGCATTTCTGCTTTGGCTAAAAAGGTCTTACCAAAACGACGTCCACATACAGCATCACGAAATCGGGCTTCTTTTTGCCAGCCCCACAAATAAATATTTGCCTGCTTTGGTGTTAATTGAACTGAACCTTCAGGAGGATTAAAGAATTGGCTCATTTGGTATCTCCTCATCAGGATTCAGCACAAGCTTGTAATCCTCTTCAGGTGGATGATACTCAGGTGGATTCACTTCACGCTGTAGTTTTTGGAGTTCAAGTTTTTTAATCTCCAGTTCTACTTCAGCTTTTGTTTGACTTGCTTCTGTATTACCACCTTTATTTGCCTGTTCCCCCTTCTTGCCATAAAAACCTTTCATGATCTTTTGTAATTGATCTACGATTTTAATCGTCATAGTTACGTTATTTTTTTTGGCCCAAAGCAGATCACTTAAAATTTTCAACTGGACAATATCATTTGCTCCACTAATTTTATTTAATGGTTGACTCAAATAATCTTCACGGGTTTTTTCAAAATAATCTTTTAGTTCCTTACTTAAGTCTCTACCAGCAAACTTCGTCGGGTCATATGACTCAACCTGCTGTCTCGAGACATCAATATCAAATTCTTCCTTGACGAGACTTACTGTTTCTTGGGGTGTATTAAATACAGCAAGCGATTGTACAATAAAGAGTTTCTGCTTTTTGTTTAATGTTGCCATTTCTCTCTATCCGTCAAGGTACGTCAAGGAAACAAGGCAAAAAAAAGAGCCCTTAGGCTCAGTTGATTACGCAGTTTCCGCAGCATTTTGAAATATCAAGATTCGAAACAAACGGCGGATTCTTTGCAGCTTCAACAATACGTTTAACGCTTTGACTAGCCCCCCACCGTTTGGTTACACCAATAAACTCTTCAACATCGTGCCCAGCTAAATAATGCTTAGGTAAACCTGTTGAACTACTAAAGATCATCTCGCCGTCTTCATCACGCTCTACGCCTATATGGTAAAGCTCATGTTCAAGCAAAGCACAAAACTCACGATCATTTGCTTTGTCGCAAAATGTAGCATCAACGGTGATCAAGTATGTTGGCACAAAGCCGAACCAGTCTCGCATCTGTTGCTCTTGTCTGGCCTTACGCCATCCACCAACATTGAACATGACTTTTTCGCACTGGCCTAACACCATAGCTTGCTTGCTTTTATATGCAGAAGAGGCCCAAGCAAATGCTAAAAATTCTTCATTATCGTGAAGCAGCTCAGCAATATGGTCATGGTCAGGGTTATAAAGAGGTCCACCTATCGTTAAGTAGTTGGCCACAACCCATTTCTTTAGGTCTGGAGCGGGTATTAAACGAATTGCTTCCTCTTCATCAGCTTGATCAATAAAATCAGTCGGTGGAAATGGTCTGATCTGATCCATTAAATATTTGCCTCTTTAAATTTTTAAGCCATTGGCTTGCGTATTCAGTTCGTAACTGCAAAGGTCCAGACTCATCAATGCGACATCTTGAAGCTGTCTCTATGCGAATTACTGTGTAGCCCATCTCTTCAGCTACATCGTAACGATCAAGACTCCAAGCTTTGTTTTTAAGCTTACCCTTTCGTCCACCCGACCAAGGTCCACCAGCAATTTCAACTAAAATACGATGTTCTATTAAGTGAAAGTCAAATCGCCAATGCTTTGTAGATTTGAACTGGAATTTCTTTTCATATTTAATTTCCAGATTATCTAAAGCTTGAGTAAATTCTTCTTCAGCCTCTAAGTATTTTTGAGTAGCTTTAGGTAGTGGTCTAGATTTGGACTTAGTTTTAGGTTCTTTTTTCCGTGTTAGCCAAAAATACTCTTTATCGTCCACGAATGAGCCCCTTAAAAGAAGCCCTCTGGCTTATTGTTGAGCTGGGCAATTAATTTATTTTGCTTTGCTATGGCCAAAAAAAATCGCTCATCTAGGTGAGCGATCTGTTCTGTATTTAAACCTTTTGTATTGCAACTTCCCAAATGGTTTAGCTCTATTTGGAGCTGTCTAATCTCATGCGTAATTTTTTGAAATTCAGTCATACTTACTCCAAAAAGAAAAACCCTACCTTAAGGTAGGGTTATTAATACTGTAGGTTTTAAATCTGCTGAACTCTAATCTCTCTATGTCCAAACATATTTACACCATCCTTAACAGATTTAACTAAATATTCTCGATTTGAACCATTTTGTAATTTCTTGATTAATCGATCTCCAATACTTACGCCATCTGTAGAGTCACTTGTGAAGATTGTTTCTTCATTATCAATTCTACAAGACTTCAAAGCGCTTCGAGTGCCATCATTGGAAATCACAACAAGCTCTTCTGAACCATTAAACAACATATGCTTCACCTCTCAATGAATGATTCAATGAGTAAAGCATAAATTTTAATCAAAGTAAAGTGTAAGTATTTGATTCTCAATAGTAAATTGTTCACTATCGAGAACTAAATCATCAGATTAATAAAACAAAAAGCCCCGCCAATAACTAGTATGTAGCGGGGCCATTTGCGCCGTAATACGTCCGGCAAGTAAACTCGCAAAGCGTCCTAAGCGAGTGGGGTTTTAAAATCAAAAAACCCGCTTCTAAAAAAGAAACGGGGCATAAAAACAAAAACTTTCAGCGCAGTATTTGTGACATATCATACAAATTAGAAGATGTATTTACAACATACTTTAAACTTAATTTTTTGATGCTCTCAAAATATCCAAAACTTGCTCAGACATTTCATGCAAGTTTGATCCTATTGGAAGCCAAAAACGATAATTAATGTTGTCGCGGTTAAAAACCTGCTTGTAGTACTCAGTTGTGAATGTTGGGTCGATATCAGAAGCTTTTAATAAACGACCTTCTTTTTCAATCTTCTGGCCGTCTAACTCACCACCAACACAAATGAACATTGTACTTTTCCAAAAATTATTCAGTTCAGCTTAACACATTAAGTAAAAAAGCCCGCTAATAATTAAAATCTAGCAGGCCGTTTGTACCGCAATTTACTCGGTATATTAAAAATTTAAATCTGAAGTAAAGTTAATACTTCTTATTAAGTGGATGAATTGATTGTATTCATCCTCACTATCGAACGTAAATTCAACTTCTGAACCATCAGAAAAATTGGCTAAAACTGAACTAAGATCAGAACTCGAAGTTATTTTGACAATTTGGTCAAGATTATAATGACTATTACCAAATTGATAGAATTTAGGCACACTACCCATTTCTTATTCCTATTAAATTTTATAATGGAAATTATAGGGCCTAATCCTCAAATTTCATAATTCAGTAAAAACAAAAAAGCCCACCGATTGGCGAGCTCTTAATTTCTTACTGGCGATTACTTTACATTTCGCCCATTTTAGAAATCCTTATACTCAAGTGTATACCCAACTGTCAAGCACAAGATTCTTGATTGTCAGGAAGTTCAAAACGGAATGAGCGAGAAATGCGCGATCTGATTTCATTTTCCCACTGTGCAACGATAGATTCACCGAATAGCTCAAACTTTTGATAGCTTTTAATATACGCCGTTTTAGTTGCATTAATTCCCGCTAGTTTCATTTTCTCATTCAAAGTGTATGGTCTTTTACCTGTACCATTGCACTTTTCACAAAATTTAGATCCGTCAGAACAACCCATTGAGTTAAACAATTCGATTTTGCCAATACCCTGACATGCGCTACACATTGCTTTAACAAAAACATGGCCACGTAAAACAACCTCAGCAATTCCTTTTGCCACATTAGTAAGATCACCTTGGGCATTAGTAGGGGTAAATTTTTTCTTAACCATCTCTTGATGAATTTTAACCGCTAGTTTGTTACGTGCTCGGAAAAAATTACCTGATTTAATCTCACCACGAACAAACTCAACCTTACCCGGAATATCTTCAATACGGCGTTCGGTTTGAAAATTAAAGTCATACTTACTGTAAAAAGTTTCAGTCTGTTTTTGTGCTGGGGTAATAATTGCGATTCGCTCAAAATCAACCTTCTCAACTAGTACTGTAGCCCAAAGCTTTGCAGCTGGAGATAACAGCGCTAATTCACCTAAAACTACATCTTTTGAAATTTTCTTACCTTCTGCTTTGCCTTGAGCAATAGCAAGGCGAAGTAACTCAATAAAATCAAACTTTTCAACTAACATAATCGCCTTCCTATTTACCCTTAATTAATAATTCAATTTGCTTTAATGCCATACCGGACTTAACTTGCTCTGTGCTGAACCGTAAAACTGTGAAACCCATCATTGCTGCAGAGTTGTATTTCTCCATATCCCCTAAATAGCCCTTGCCTCTTGTGTGACGGCCTCCACTCCAGATCCCGCCTTCCACCTCAATTAAAATCTTTGTACCCGTTATTAAAAAATCTGCTCTCCATTTACGTTCAGGATGGAACTTATATTCCTGTTCAAAACCAATCTTGCATGCTCTTAAATGCGTTGCCAGAACCATTTCACCCACACTTGATTGTCTGGCAACTTGCTTTACTGAACGCCGTTTTTTATTTTTCTTTATGGGAAATAACTTGCGGTATTCAGCAATGCTGACTGACGACATCAAGCACCACCTTTAATTAAATGGTCCAACTCCCTAGCAAAATGGCTATACATCTGAGACTTTTCAAAATCTCTAATACGGCTTAATTCGTGTGCCTCAACTCTGTACCTCTGAGCCATTTCACTTATTGATTTTTTAAGTTCATCCAGATTCGCTTGTTGTTCTTTTTGAATCTCCCAAGCCCACTTTCCAGATTTTCCCTCAAACTCACTCATGTCTGGCTCCTTTCTCATCTAGCTCTTTACGCGCCAACCACCACAGCACTACAACACCGCAAAGGACTGCTGAAATACATGAAATGAGCATTGCCCACGCTAAAATCTCAAATTTGTTCATACATTCGCCCCATCAATTAGCTGAAGAATATTTCTAGGTATCGGCATACCTTCTCGGCGACACATCTCTGCGTATTCATGCGGATTGTCGAAAGGATCTGGCCCTAATTCCCTTGTAAGTTCTGGATCTTTTTCCTTAGGCTTAAGCTTTTGTACTGGTGCAGGTTTACGGCCGTTAATCTTTAACCGTTCCATCAAAGATTTGAGATGCTTTTGCGCTTCGTCATTTGAAACTGGTATATGCACTTTTTGCTCATTTTTCTGAGCTAATAAAATAGGTTCTTGGTACCAAGCTTGGGTTTTTCCTTTCAGTTGTGCTTCAGCCTTGTATTCATCATAAATCTTGATAAATTCCATTTTGGCTTTGTACATTTCACCGTCTTGGATTAGTGAATAAACTTGGTCTAAAACAAATTTGGTCAAGGTTGTAATTTCTTGGTTTTGCTCTCTCCCATCAGGCAATCTCACTTTCTTGTGATGTGTGATTTGGGTGTATTCACATGCCTTAACCCAAGCCTTCTCGGCGCTCCACCAATCGTCCCCCATGCACATAGCACGGAATTCAGCGAAGTTAGGCATGTAGGTATTTGTACTAGCGTAAAATAGCGCTAAGCCTCTTTGAAGTTGATTAGGTGTAACCCCAACCAATGCTTTAGCAAGCTGCTGTTCAACGATTTGCATTGGAACGGCATTTTTCCCTTCAACTGGGAAATTCTTATTGAACTGAACCGCGTACTTAGTTCTGTAAGCCGCAATTAGTTCTTTTAAAAAACTTTCAATTGGTGCTAATTCATTCATGATTAATAGCCTCCAAAATCTTGTGACACTGGTGTAACGTCAATCACGTTTGAACGGTTGCTTTCAGCGTACATTTGAGTGAAATAACCCGGTTCTTCAGGAACGTTATGTGATTGTGGGTTTTCCTGAATTTGATTTTGGCGAGGTTCAAATACACCCTGATAATTTCCGATAATTGAGTTTTCCAGTGATTGGTTAGCCAAAGGGCCAAACGAGATAAGTTTTTTAAGGATTAGCTTTACTGCGTTTTCAGAAAGTGGTTTTTTGATGCTGATACGCATATCAACAAAATTGTTCCACAGCTCTGGATCTACACATGCTGGCAGTTCAACTGAACGTGGATTAAATTCAGTTGGTTTTTCTGATTTAGGTTTTTCAGAAACAGGCTCTCTTTTTTTATTTATTTTTTTATTACTTTGAGAGTTGTTTTTGATAGTGATACTTTGTGTGTTAAAAATTTTTACTAGTAGCGGTAAAAAATTTTTACTAGTGTAGTTAAAATTTTTAACTAGCAGTGGTAAAGAATTTTTACTAGTTTGTCCATAAATTTCAGGTAGTAAAAAATTTTTACTAGGAAATTTAATAACCAAACCAACACTCGTATCATTACCTAATTTGAACGTATTTCCGTGAATAGTGCTCGGTTGTTCCACGACTAAACCTACCTTAATTAATTCATTAAGGCACTTAACAACAGTCGGTCTACTCTTCCCTGTAATCTCTTCAAATTGAGATAAAGAGATGGAATCCATCTCCTTATTCCAACCGCGAGTTTTACGGCAAATAACCAAGTAAATTTTGCATGCAGCATCAGAGATTTTATTTAAAACCTCATCGACAAATGCATTAGGTACTTGAAAGGAATTAGGCACAAAATTACTCATGTACACCGACCTTAGGCTTTACATACCCACCAAATTTTTGAACCAAGTCAGCATTAGCCAAACTATTAACGATCTGCCCTGCTAACCACTGATTAATGCGAAAACGCTGTGCCATAGTTTGTGAAAATTCTTCACGCGTTATTGCAGCATTATTTTCGTCATAACCTTTGGCTCTTAGATTTTTACGGTTACGATCATGTAGCTCATTGAGAATCACTAACGCTGGATCAAAGAAGGACTGAATTTCCTGAGTCTGTTTGTACTCAGGTTTATACTTAAATTGACTATTCATGACACCTCCGCCCGTGCTAACTCTTCTGCAGTTAATCGGCGTTTTGCTTCTAACTCAGCGATTGATGCTGATCTAAAAAATTGAACTGGTAGAGCTAACTGCTTCCCGCTAGCTGACTTAACAAAAAGCCGTTTAGGCGTGCTGTAGTAAAACCCAAACACTTCAAAAATTTCGTTATGGTCCAGCTCATTAACAACCACCATGTCTCCTACTACAAATTCCTGTGTGTTGAGTTCGATTGGTTGTTCTGATAAATTATTTGTGTTCATTTGATCCACCTCAATTGAATGCCTAACCACTCCTGTTCGCGCAGGTAGTGGTTTTTTAATATCCAAGCTTTTCTTTTTGACCACTGATTTCGTCATGAAATAAGTCATCCACCGTTTCTATACGGTTCATCCAACTTTTAGACATGACTAAAAGTGCAGCAACACGTTCCTTATCAATACTCTGATAATCTTTAGGAACGACTTTTAAACCAAGCAAGCTCAATAGCTCGCAAAACATTTCAATTTCATTCAAACCATTGTTTTTCTTATCTGTTTTAAGCCGAGTAATGGTGCTTGGATCAACTTTTAATTGTTCAGCAATCTCTTTTTGATTGCTTATATCAAGACCATGCAATATGCGGGATACGCCATTTCTGGCGCTTGCAGATATATCAACTGATAATTTGCTCATGGTTAGGTCCTAAGCGGTTAATGATCCAAGGTTTTTGCTTTTTGTCGTCTGGGGACGAAGTTCAATCCAAATATCTTGATAGTTATCAGGGAAAAGCTCTTTTCGCGTTGTTAAACCAAGATCTTCAGCAATAACTGCTAGCCTGATTTTTCTATCAAGGGGGATAGCTTTCCATCCACTAACTGATGACGGAGCAATCCCCAGAAGTCTTGCTACCGCTGTGACACCACCTAGCTTGTCTATAAGTTGTGCGTCATTCATAACGTGCTCCTAATTTTTCTTTAATTATTAGGCATTCCTTATATTAAATCAATAGGAATACCTAATTTTATTTATGTTAGGATTTCCTAACATTGTGAGGATAGTTGTATGAATACTCTTGCTGAACGACTTAGGTATGCCATGGAAGTTTTGCCACCTAAAAAGATTAAAGGTGTTGAGCTTGCTCGTGCAGTAGGAGTTAAACCTCCTTCTGTGAGTGATTGGCTGTCTGGAAAATCCAAAACAATGGAAGGTGAAAATTTATTACGTGCCTCAAAATTTTTGAATGTTAATCCTTCATGGCTTGCATCTGGCACGGGAGAGATTCAATCAAGCACGAGAGATAAATTTAAACAACTGGATATCGAAGAGTTCAAAAAGAAATACAACATTAGTGATAGTGATGAAGCTCTTTTATTTTCAACAATTATCGAAAAACCGTTTATCCCATCATCTAAGCGTTGGGTTCCTGTTAAGGCTTACTCCAAGATGGGTATGGATGGGTATTTCACAGATATGGGATATGATGGGAACGCAGGTGATGGATATGTTCCAACTCATACAGCGGGTCCAAGAGCCTATGGCATTAAAGGCACTGGCGACTCAATGTTTCCAGCAATTCGTAATGGCTGGGATGTTGTATGCGACACTGATGCAGATCTTGTGCCGAATGAGTTTGTTCAGGTGTGCTTGAAGGATGGAAGATGCACAATTAAAGAATTTGTCGGCATCAATGGTGGGGTTTTAAGTTTGCTTTCTGTGAATGGTGGTGAGCGATTTTTCTTTGAAATGGACGAGGTTGAAAGTATTACCGCTATTACAGATATCGTGCCGCCAAGTCAGCACAGACAAGAACATCCTTATTCGCATTAATCACAGGAAGACTTATGGACAACTCTAAACTACCAATCAACCAGATTATTGCTCGCATCAATGATGCTGCGAAACATGGTGAAGCTTTGGTGCTAACAGCCGAAGAAGTGAAGATTCTTTCTAAAGATATTGGCGACAAAGTCTTTATTCCAGTCCTTACAAATGAACAAGTAGTGCAGTTGGTAAAAGAAGGAAAGCTAGGGCAGAAAATTAATAACACCAAAGATTAATAAGCTGTGAACCCGACACAGTCTTTACAACAGATCGGGTGGGGAAAATAATGAGTAAGACAGTTGTAAAAGACAAAACCGTACACTACAAAAAAGTAGACTTTCTAAAAGGCGCGAACCTTGGAAACTTACTTAAAGCCCAACTATTAGATAAAGACTCTTTTTATCATAAAGCTATTAATAGGCAGCAATTTGTATCGGCTACTAAAGATGATTTTATCCTTATAAATCACGCAAGTTCACATCAAAGTATGTTCTTTGGAGAGCTAATCATAGTGGAGTCTGGTAAAGCTCAAGCTGTTTTAAAAATAGACAATGATAGTGCTACCGAATTCCCAATCAAAACTTACTTAACGGAAGATTTACCTGATGATGAGGATGAATCTGTTGAAGTAGTGCGCAAAGAATTTATTGATAGTGTTTTATATTTTGGAGTGATTGATAATCATGTTGCAATTATTCAATCCAGATCATTAACAGCAAGAACTCTTGAGTCTTATTTAGGTTGGCTTTTGGGTGAAGCAGCTAAAGCCTTACCAGCGAATAGTGCCTTAATCTTAAAAGA